AACTAAATATGCTTCTACATTAACGTTTTAAGTTGTAAAGAAGATTAACTACTAACCTGAGTACATAGCCGCTTCTCTATTATTATTTATGCTGTAGAACTTACTGGCTTGACATCAAACCAAGTATAAGCAAACCCAACCTCACACGTTGCATAAGTCATATCTGTTTCTTGCTGACTGTACTCAATAGCGCCTATCGTTGTTGGAAAGGCTTCATAAACTTCACACGTTGCAACTAAGTTATTCTTAGCTGTCATTATTTGTAGAACGATATCAGTATATAAATCTCTATCATTAGCCTTTGAATAGGTATCCGTTTCAGCATTGTAGACTTGACCACCACTTCGGTCTTGATAGTCTGGTCTTTCTAACTTATTAAACTGCTCGTGACTGAAAGGGAACCCAATGTTCTTCACCCAGTTGTACATCTCCATATAGTTTTTTAAATTCTCATCAACAATGAAAGTAATATTGAAATCACCATAAGTAATATGGTCTCCCGCCACCTGTATTTGAACAAACGGAGTGAATTGGTCACCCACACCTAAAGTCACTGATGGAATGTTGGCTCGGACAACAAACCACTCCGTTATTGGAAATATTGGAAAGAATACTTTAAACTGATTTGACTGTGAATAGTCAAATACTTCAGGCTGTCTATGAGTAGCGTCTACCGTGCCAGTAGTAATTTCACTATCAGAACCACCATATACAGTCGCCATTTACAGCTAACCTGAGGTTGCCAGTCCAGTCCACCCAGTACCAGCGGCGGTAGGAACTTTATGACATACCACTACTACAAAACCTACACTGGCTGCACTACTAGTAACAACTAAATCACCGCAGTCAGCTCCACCTACAGCTTTATTGGGTATGGCCGCCATCCCATTTGAGCCTCCATAGATACCATTACCATTTAAGTGTAAAGCAGTTATTGCCGTAGTACTACCAGTCCAAATCAATTCAATAGGTGTACTAACTGACCAACTTACTGCAGCCAGGTTTGTTTTACTTAGAACAGCTGACACCCAACCAAGTAAAGTTGAAGTATCCAATATTTTTTCTGCCGAATGGGTACTCGTCAGTATGGCTTTTATGATAGTTTTGTAGCTAGTATCTTGTAATGTCTCTAATGCAATTGCCATCTTATTTCTCCGTACGGGGCGGAAGTGTGACCCCTGTTGTGTTATCACTCCTCTTTAATAATACTATTTATACAAAACAAGCCCATAAAAAAACGCCCCTGCGGTGGGAGGGGCGTTCCAAAGTACATCCTTTATAATTGTATTATGGCGGATGCTTTTTGTAGAGTACTTCTTACATAAGGTTGTTGACCTGAACTCGTCTGTAGTACACGTTCGAGTTCCGAGCGCCAGCACCGTCAGTCGCAGCCGACAGTTGAGCGAACGGGTTGACCTGCATACCATAACGAGTCTTAAAGCCAATCTTCGGCTGGAAGGAACTCTCACCAACGGCACGAACCATCTGTAACGGAACGTACGGGCAATAGAACAAGCCAGCGTCATAAGGCGATGTGCCCTTGTAACCAACAACATAGTACTGACCAGCTGTAGCACCTGCTGGTGTACCCGCTGTCGGATATGGAGCTGCCATATTCGCATACGGATCAACATAGACTTTAAAGCGACCATTCAATGTACCAGCGAATGTGTTGCCTGTAGAGTCAACGTTAAGGTTGTCAGATAGAGCGGACTGATAGTCGAGTAGACCGGCCATCGTCAGCGCAGAAGCGACATCAGCAGATGTCAGTATGATGTTACCCTTACCGCGGCGTGTATCACGAGCGATAACGTTGGCATCACGTTCGATAGCAAACATCAAGCCTTTCCAGCGTTCAACTGACCAGCGACCGTTGGAGTCTGTATCCAAATCAAAGATGCCCTTTGTTGTGGTGTTCATCGCAGCACCCATAACGCTATTTGAATAGATTGTCCTAATCACTTCTCGGTTGATTTCAGCAAGGATTTCAGATGACAGAATATTAGCTAGTTCTGTCTCGGCATCCAGACCGTGAATCGCTTTCAAGTCCTGGGCAAGTTCCATCGTGTATTCAGCTTTCAGAGCACGTGACTTTGCAGTTACGGTTGCTTTCTCAATGCTGAATGCCATCTGTGCAAACTGTGTACCTGCGGTAGAGTTACCAAGAGCTTCAGCAGCACTTGTGGCCATACCAGTACCAGTTGTATAGGTGGCTGCACTTAGAGCCTTCAGTACGTCAGTACCCAATTGAGTACCTGTACCCGCAAACCCAGTGTTCGCTTCGTTAAACAGAGCTTCTGTACCTGTCTGTGAGGTATAACGTGCCTTCATCGCAAAGATAAGGCCTGTAGGACCAGTCATTGGCTGGACGCCACAAACATCATAAGCGATTAGTGAAGGCATGGCACGACGAACCAGCGAGATTAGGATCGGATCCCAATTCGCAATCGCAGAACCAGTTGCATTAGCAGGTGTAGCTTCTGAAAGGAATTCAGAATCCTCTCGCATAGCTTTTTCCTGATTTTCTAAAATTACAGTTGTAACAGCACGTCGATACGGATCTTTGATCTCTGGGAGATCAGGATGTTGTAAGACTGGCTGCCACTTTTCCTGTAGGTGTTCAGTTTGATACATTTTTTACTTACTCCCTATTATTGTTGTTAAGCAGGCTGCTCTCGCCCGGCGCCTACACCATGTTTCTGGCCTCGGGTAATTGCAGTCAAATAAGCAGCCATACTGTCGGACACGTCCAAATCTTCCGTATCGGTTCCGGCTGTTGTGTTGTCATCAGATTTTACAGAAGCTTTCGGAAAGTATGACTCTTTGATTGTGTTGACTCTCTCGCGATAGTCTTCAGCATTCTGGTATTCAATACTCTCTGTCAGTTCAGCAAATTTCTCTACTTCTGTATCTGCAAGATCAGAAGCAACATCTAGAAGAATCTCATTTCTGAGCAGTTCTCCATTTTCTTTCGTGAGTTCAACATTGTCTGCGATGGACTCGTTCAACTTACCTTCAAGCTCATCAACCTTTTCGGCTGCGGCATCAAGCATATCGTACTGTTCATCAGGCATAGCAATATTGTGTTCCTCAAATAGCCCTCGTAGGCCAGCGATGAAGCTGTCCGCGATTTCCGTTTTCATCTTATGTTCAACGGCCATCTCGTTCTTCTGCATCCACTCTTGAACGACATAGTTCAGATAGTTGTCTACCTGTTCTGCCATCTCGTTCTGTGCCTCATCAAGCTCTTTAGCATATAACTCTTGGTACTTCTCCTCCAGACGTTCCATTTCCTCTCGTAGTTTGGACTTGATCGCAGCTTCTAAAATAGTAGCCGCTTTCATCTTAAACTCGTCCGAAAGATCATCCTCTCCTTCCGAAAGTGCCTGTGCGTCATCAGAGAAATCCATTGAAGAAATACGCTCTTCGATTGTCTCCTCTTCCACTTCTTCAATCTCGGCTAGTTCATCACCCTCAAGTTCGTGCTCTTCTTTAGCACCAACCTGCATAGGACCAGAACCATCGCCTTGAGCGGTAGGTTTAGCATTAGAAGGTAAACCCTTCCCGCCTGGTCGCCCAGGTGGTGTGGCCTTCTTCGCTTTCTTCGTCGCGGCGTCGCCGGGATCCGTAGTGGCATCAGGAGAAACAACAGCAGCACCCATGTCTTGCACTTCACCAGGCAACTTTTCGGACTTCTGGTCGCCAGGTGTAGCACCTTTTGTGGGGGCGTCTGCAGCTATCTCATCAAGCTGTTCTTCTTCTACGAATGCTTCATCCGCAAAAGTTTCTAGCTCTGTATTGATGTCTGTCATTGGATTAACTCCCTGTTTGTTTTGTTAATATTAGTTATTTATTATTTTCAAAAGTTAGACATGAACTCATTAAAGAGTTTTATCTTCTTTTCTTCTAATCTCTTAGATTCTTTCCGCAACTCTGCACGATATACAGCGATATCCATCTCTTTAACGATACCATTATCCCAAATCCATTCTTTACCTTCCATAATACCTTCTACAAAAGCATTAGGCGCAGACGGATCAGCGACAATATCAGCAGCAGTTGCTAGATAAAAGTCATCTTTAACAACGTGCATATCCCTTTGTGGTTCTAACGAACCCATACCTCTAGACGAGACACCAAGTTTGGCACCTTCATCAATCAGATTCTTTACTATCTTTCCATACGGAGTATCCATAACTTTAGCTTCACCCACAAACTGTTTGCCATCTGGATACAACTTCGTAATCATATGCGATACACGTTCCAAGTTCACTGTAGGACCATCTGGATGTCCCAGTTCACCAAACGCACGTTTCTGTTGAACGTACTCTTTGTTGTATCGTTTAACTTCTTTCTCTAAGACTGCCATCGGATACATACGATTGTTCCGATTCTTTACATCAGCCTCCATGAACACACCTCTGATTTTATAGTTTTTCTTACCGTCACCATCATCTTCAGTAATAAACTCTATTTGATCTAAGTGTTCAGATATAAGTTTCATTGCTATTTTTCCTCGACCTCAGCGGGATCACCTGTAATACCTGTGTCAACAGGTGTGGGATCCACTTCGGGGGCAATCACTGTGTCATATTCAAATGCAGTTCGAGCCAAATCATGTTTAGCATTTACCCATTCATGTTCTCTCTTTGCAGCAACAAGTGTATCAAATGCATCACCAGCAGCCGATAAATCTCCAGCAGTAACAGCGTCTACCATATCACGAACGGACGTCTGTGACTTCGCTATTTTATTATCTTCTCTTTTACCCATAACAATTCCCCATGTGTTTTATATTTATAAGTTTTGATTTTCTGGACCACTGAACCGATTATCATCTGCATCAGGTACGGCCGCACCTTGTCCAGGTGCTCCTTGTGGTTCTTGCTGCCAATCAGCATCAGGCATCGCACCAAAACCACCTTCAGGTCCACCCATATTCGTGCCGGCTTCGGGATCAATAATCTCTGCGTCCTTTTCGGCCTTTATCTGTTTATCGATTTCATCAATGTCCTGTTGACTCTGTTTCAACACATTCTTTCTTACCCATTCAACGGAGAAGTATGTACCTAAGTATTCACTCACACCTTGCAATTGCTCGACACGGTCTTTTAAGATTTCCGCATCTTTCAGTTCAAAGAAATGGTTGTCATCATTAAAGTCATAAATGATACTTTCTTTATGTACATCCCATTCCTCAATCGTCATAATACCCTTTAAGGTACACTGAGTCATTACCAAGTCTTGAAATAGTCCACAGAAACGTTTTCTTAAACGTTGAATAAACTTCATGAACTTTATTTCATCTCTTGTTATCTCTGAAGCACGACCCATATTAAAACCAGAGTCTGTCAGTAAACGTGAAACAGGAATGTTTAATGAACGATAAAGTTTTTCTTTAAAATAAGTTACGTCTTCCATCTGTCCAAGATTCTGTCCACCTTGGAGTGTAGTAATCTCTGTACCTCTACCACCTTCTCGTCTAGGCAACCAGAAATCTTCCAACATAGACATTTGGTTTCTGTCATCTTTGACTTCACCAGTAGAACCATCATACACTACCTTATTTCGGTAACGTGACATGATATCTTTTAGGTAAGCTTCTGCTTTCGGCTTAGGTAAATTCCCAACATCAATGTAGAAAATTCGGCGTTCCGGAGCCCGACTGATGCGATAGATGACAAGTGCATCTTCCATCATTCGTAATTGGTTTGTAGGTCTGATGGCCTTCTGTAGAAAACCATACACCTGTTGTGTGGTAGGGTTGTAAATACCAGACGTTACATATGCAACTGTGTCTGGTGCAACTTTTAATCCTTGTGTAGGATTCTGTGTGATGTTGGAGCCAATACCTGTAAGTCCAGGGTAGACACCAGCCTCGTTGAAAATGAAAAACTCTTGTACACGTTTTACCAGCGGACCTGAATAGACTTCTCCACTCATTCCATTTCCGTTTCGTGACCCCTTGTCTCCTTTCTCAATGACCCGGACCTTCTTGATGAACTTGGGATCAATGTAACGGAGTTCTGTAATGCCTTTACGAGGAGCTTTCTCATCCACCATCTTGTGGTAGTAGATACGACCATCAATGTACCATCGTCTGAATACATCGTGGCCTTTGTTCTTCCAATTAAGTAGTCGTAGAATTTCTTTAAATTCTTCAGCGACTTTAGTTTTAATAGAAGAAGAAAGGTCAACCCCATCGAGATTGATTTTTACAGAGATGTCTGTCTCGTCTGCTGTGACAGCCTCATTGATAATATCTTCAATGGCCTGGTCACATTCAGGAGCTTCTGCGGTTGTTCTATACTTACGAATCAGGTCCCAGTCATTCTTCGCTGCCTTATCTAAGTTGACATACTGGCTAAAAAAGCCAGCACCACCAGCGATATCTAAAGTACCGTCTTCGTCAGAAGGGGCGACGAACGATTGTGCGTTCGCCGCTTCCTTCTTACGTTTTATTTCATATCCAAAAAATTCTGCCATACTATTATTTATACAAACTCAAATAGAACTTTTTTAT